GAAAATTCCAAAATGTCTACTTTGTTCGGAATTTTACCTAAACATTCAGTATACGAAGTGGCATAAAAGCGTGACAGGATGCGTGAAGAGGCTATTTTAAAGTTGTTGTGCGCGCAACGAAAAGACCAATTTATGAATTCACGCATAAGGACACATGCTATGAAAAATTTGTCGATTTTAGTTGTTCTATCTTCATGCCTCTTACTTCCTCTAACCGCGTCGGCGGCGTCCGGCAAGTGCTACAGCGCTAAGAACTGTTCTGGAAAAGTTTTAAGCAAAAGAGACGCGCATAACTGCAAGGTCAAGGATCGGGGCAAATCTTGGCTTAGTGATGTCACAGGTAAATGTACCAACCTGTAATCTGGCCAGTAATGCCATTTAGCGGCATTCATCATCGAAAGGTTGATTACTGATATGGTAACTACAGGGCTGCACCTCGGTGTAGCCTTTTTGTATTTCAGCTCCAGCCAACATCCGGCACACACCTGGTACACCCCGTATCGCCGACTTGTTTACGGATGGTGGCTGAACTCTATTTTATACAGTGATTATCCTGCGTTGTGCGATCTTTGAGACAACGGTCACCATGTGATGCTTAGCTTCTTAATTGATAATGTTCATGTGCTGTATATGGATACAGTATCAATGACAAGGAGCCTCACATGGCAAATCTGATTATTAGCGAAAACAACGAAATTACTTTGACCCCAGAGCAAGCTAAGGCTCTTACTAAAGTTGAAGTTGCAGGGCAGTTTGAAAATGCTGTCCTGCTGAACAAATACCTTGGTCGTATGTCTGTCCCAATGGAACCAGGTACTGAATTCGATGAGGTACTGAACACCGTACCTGCATATTCGCTGGCCATCTCTGTCGAAGGGCGTTGTTTTTCTGGTGTAGGTGCTCCGACGGTATCAGCAGCAGGAGACTCCTGGGAATTCAAGTATCCATTTTACTTGCTTGAAAGTTACGCCGACCAAGTAATTACTCAACACATTCCGGTTTCGCAACCGGCATAACCAAAATAAATCAATCCCGGCTTATGTCGGGATTTTTTTCATCACCCGGTACCGGGACAGAACCCCGGAAGGGGAAGGTATGAAAATGCCCCACAATGACAATGCCCTCCTTAGTTGGTTGGCAAACCTCTATTCGAACAATTCCAACTGGATAAACGGCATGGTGATTACATCAGCCTTGGCATTTGGTCGCGTCCTTTTCTACGGCGGCAAAATCCGCACAGCCTTGGTGGATGCATTACTCACCGGCTTGATTGCAGTAACTACGGTTCCAGTCCTTTCCCCTTTATTAGTTCGGTCCATTGAGATTCTACCGGGCATGGGTGACGTGCTATCCAAAACCGAGACGATGAAAATCGAACTGTTCGTGTTCTCGGTGCTGGGAGTTATCGGTGCCAGGGTAATCCGCGAGGCGGCTATTTCACTATTGCAGCGCATCAGCGGCTTGAACAGGAAGGGGGTTAGTGATGCAGATAAGTAAAACAGGTATTGAGCTGATTAAGCGCTTCGAGGGTTTAGAGCTGAAAGCTTATCAAGACTCGGTTGGTGTCTGGACAATTGGCTATGGCTGGACTCAGCCGGTGGACGGCAAGAAGATAGGCCACGGCATGGTGATTGACCAGGCCACTGCGGATCGTCTGTTGAAATGTGGCGTTGTTCAGTTTGAGCAGGGCGTTAATCAATTGGTGAAGGTGAAAATCACTCAGGGCCAGTTTGATGCGCTGGTAAGCTTTGCTTATAACCTCGGTTTGCGTTCGCTTAGTACCTCAACTCTGCTGCAAAAAATGAATACTGGTGACAAGCAAGGCGCTACTAATGAGTTCGGCAGGTGGGTGAATGCTGGTGGCGTGAAACTGAACGGCTTGGTAATGCGTAGGGCGGCAGAACGTGAGTTGTTTTTGTCATGAACACCTCATTCAGTTTTCGCACGATGGCGATCGGCTTACTGCTCGTGGCTTTGATTGTTGTAGGAAAGCTGGCTTTTTACTTCCACGGTAATGCGGTAGAGGCAGGTGAGAAGGTTAAGCAACAGAAAGAGGTGCTGGCGCAGCAGTCAGGGCTGATTGCCACCATGCAGGAACAGGACGCCCGTAACCGCAAGCTGATGGCCGAACAGCAAAAGAATAATCAGCAACTGCGCCAGCAGGGTGAACGCTACCAGAGG